GCAGTACAGCCATTACAGGAGACCTGCCCAAGCGGATATCTTGCGGGTCTCGGTTGTACCTTATGTGGATGATGTCAGAAACGGGGATATCAAAGGAGCGACCATCAGTGGTGTAGACGTAATGGGTTAGCGGGTTTACGCCGTTGCCTACCGGGCGTACCATGTCCTGCGGTAGAAACTGTAGAGCGGTCACCGTGCCACGGGTGGAAGAGCGAATCTTTCTCAGGTAGGTGTTGCCAAAGAGTTTGTAGTCTTGAATCACCCAGCCCCAAAATAATGACCCCATAATCATCGGATCAGGTTGAGCCATGAGCTGCAATACCGGGTGGTCTTCTACCGGCTCCGCCTGCTGGCTGTCTACCGGTCGGTAGAGCCGTGGTGTGGCTTGAGGGTAGTTCCTGACGTACCAGTCAATGGCACTAGCAACCACGCCATTCAAGCCTAAGTCACCGGCTACACGCGCCCAGTCCTTGGTGCTTCCAGGGAGCGCCCGGCGTAGCAATGTCTGCAGCTGGCCAGAGCCGTAACCGGTTAGGTAGATGTCCCGTGACTGGGACAATGGCAGCGGTAGTGCCTGTGTCGGGTTGGCTGCGGCTTTATTACCAAGGAAGCGGTCAAAGATACCCATGCGCCTAGTATCCCACAGGCAGCCTAAACAGCACCCCAGCCCTTGCGCTGTCCGATCACCTGCCAAGCGTACGCCATCGCGTCCACCACGTCATCATGCCTACCAACGGGAAAGGATAACAACTCATCTTGCCAGTAAGGTGGCAACCCTTCAGTATGGATAACCTGCCCTTGCTCGTACCGGGCTTCTAAAGGCCCAAAGCGGGTTATCTTGTCACGGTCTGGACGTATCCCTCGGATAGGCAGTTTCGTACGCCTCATGAGCTCTTGCACAACTGCCGCTTGATACTGCACCTGCTCGATGCCAATCATCACCGGTTTCCACTTCTCCGCCATTGCCTCGATGAAGCGCAGGACGCTGGCAAAGTCTGCGCGGGTACGGTTGACATCGAGAACGTACAAGGTTCCATCCTCACCACGGGACAAAGCAACCACGGCGGTGTAGTCTGCTTCCGCCTTGGTAGATATCGCAAGGTCAACCCCAAGGTAGACCGGCAAACCTTCAGGGACATCCCCAAAGCGTAGCCATTCACGTTTGATTCTGGCTCCAGCAGCATCCACGAACTCGGCTAGGTATTCTTGGCGAAATGCTATCGATGGCAGTGACTCGCCAGCTTTGTCTACTTCTAGCGGGTCAATCCAAGGGTTAGCCGTAGTAGGCATCTGCCATGCCATCCAGTCATCATCCTGACCAGCCATGCCGTACAAAGTACGGAAGTAGTTAGAGCCTTTGGGCGTAGAGAGAAAGAACGCATCGCCTTTGTAGTCTGTTAGTGTTGGGCGTATGGCTTCGGTCCATGCTTGTTCTAGATGCCGTGCCATGGCTGCTTCATCAATGATAACCCGCTTGTACTTACGACCACGGGCAACGGTTGACGGATCGTCTAAAGTCCAGTAATCGATGGCTGCCCCGGTTATAAGCTCGATGCGCGGTGCTGGGCTTTGTACCGCCCGCCGGATAACCGGAGCATAGATTCTCTTATGATCCGCGTATGCCTCTTCTAGGAGCCTGTAGGTAGGCGCAAACCACGCGCAGGGCAAGCCGTCTATCAGCACCGGGTCAGATAAAAGGTTACCGCCAAGGGTAGTCTTACCAAAGCGTCTCCCGCAAGCAAGGACGTTGTACCGCTTGGCTTCCCGCAGAATGACCTGCTGGGCTTCATGCGGCCTTGGTAAGACTAGTCGAATATCAGGCAAGGCTGGTACGCTTTCTCAGCTGCAAGGATACGGGCTTTCGCTATCTCGACGTAGTCTGCATCCATTTCGCAACCAATGAACCGGAAGCCTTCAAGCACTGCACCCCGCCCGGTGCTACCTGATCCAGTGAATGGGTCAAGCACGATGCCGCCGGTAGGTGTAACCATGCGGCACAAGTAGCGCATTAGGTCGGTAGGCTTTACGGTTGGGTGAAAGTTGCGAGATTTACCTTCGTACACATAATCCTGCCCCATGTGTGGTCTTGCATCTTGAATACCATTTCCATAAAGACCTTTATGTGTTTTCTCCTGCATCATCTCGCACCCATCGTCCCGGTCATCCTTACAGGCTTTAGGCGTGTAGAAGAATCGTGCCGCTTCGCCCATGCCTTGCAGAATCTCAGCGCTTCCATCGTGCATGACGTTAGCAGGCCATCGGCCTAAGTGTGTTGATTCCTCACAACCGTTGTAATCATGTTGGAAACTTTGCCCTGCTTGTTTTGCGGATGTTTTTATTTCCTCTTCACCAATCCGGCAACCGTCAATGTTGATTGCGCCTGTACCCCACTCCTGCACGTTCTGCGCTACCGTGGCTTTGAAGGGCTTACGTGCCATCGTGATAGGCTCCATGGCTGGCTTGAGTGCTGTACCCCAGCCCTGCCATTGTTTAGCCGCATCCGTGGCAGGTGCTGGAGGCACATAACCTTTTGTAGGAATAGTCTTACTGATGTTTGCATTGTGACTTGACCCGGCTACGGTGAAGCCCTTGAATTCCGGTTTGAGAATTCCTGCCTCCCTGTCAAATCCCTTACTCACATTGTGAGACTTTGGGAAACCACTACCGTACATCCACGCTAACATATCCCGAATCTCAAACCCGGCATCTTCAATGCGTACCGCCATCCGGTGTTGTGTCCTAGTACCAGCAAAGGCCAGCAGGTAACCGCCTGGCTTCAGCACACGCAAGCATTCTGCCCATATCTCAGTAGACGGTACGTCATAATCCCAACGCTTGCCCATGAAGGATAGGCCGTACGGTGGATCGGTTACGACCGCATCAACCGAGCAATCCGGCATGGTGCGCAGGATGTCAAGACAGTTGCCGTGGTGAAGCTCATGCACCGGGTTTATCCGCGTACTCCACGATTACCTTGACCGGTGAACCGTCTGCCCCGGTCTGTTCTACCCTTGATGACCAGTCGGCCTTGTGCTTGCGTTCAAGCCACCACGCGGCGGCTTGCCATGTAGTGCGGGTTGCATCTTGGATGACCTGAAGGTTGCGTAGCTCGGCTTCACCCTCTGCTTTTTCTACAGCATCCCTAAAATCAACATTTTCGGCTAACCATCTAGCCAGTGTTTCCTGACTTATGCCAGCGGCAGCACAGGAAGCCCTGCGGGTGTTACCACCGCGCAGAGCGTCTGTGAGCTTGGCTACCGTTGCCGGTGTGTACTTAGTTGGTCTACCTGCTCCGGGTTGTGCTGCCATGTAGGCTCTCCTCGATTTCTTCGGTCGTTGCCCATATGAGGGCATCTTTCATCTGCTGATCGGTGATGCCCTGGGCTTTAGCTCTACGCTTGACATCAGCATACAACCAGCGTGTATACATCTCCGACCATACCACCACGCATCCAGCCCCCACCAAAGCACCAATGGCAAAAGGTATCATTCCGTCACATCCGCTTCCTCTTGGTCTTGGAGTTTATTATGTAAATCCCATGATGCGACCGTGAGTTTTTCTTCAGCCTTGATGTCATAGCTATTCCAATGTGAGTATTGAAATTCAAAAATGACTTCGCATTTGACTTCATGATTTTGCCCAGACTTATAAATCAATTTCCAGTTATCATCATCAACACGCTCAAGTACTAGCGTTTTATCTAAGAACGCTACACCTTGATAATCTTTAGGCTTTAACGTGTTTTGTGCGTCCATCCATTTGCGTTGCATCCACGACAGTTGCCTGGCATACATTTCTAACGCTTCTCGTGTAACTTTATAATCGTTCATTCTTTCACCTCCCCGGTTCGCGGATCAAGTACAACTACTGCCCAGTCGTTAGCAAACAGGTCACCAGGGGACAGGCTCAGTTCTTCAAGTTGCGTTACCCGTTTCTGTGGCCCGTGAAGTTCAAAGATATTCCACACTTCGGAGTACCGCAGGAATACGGCTCCTCCCCACTCACCGCGCCATACGGCATTACCGCCACCAGCCATCAAGGCTTGAATCACTTCACTGAATCTCATCTTGTGGTTGTCCTATCATTTCAGGGTTTCCGTTGTATCTAACTCGATCAAGCGTATCTTTATCTTTCATGCGAATATTGACGTATGGATGCCTATCAATCGGCTGATTATGACCGTCATAAACGACATTATCCCAACGAACAGTTTTTGTATTTGTGTCGTAGGTTCCACATTCCCAGTCATCTGCAGTAATCCAGTCAACATCAACACCGAAACTTGCGATGGCATAACCACTTGGCCCTTCTAACCAATGTTCTTCAGTAGTCTGGCCTATCCGTACAAACTTCTTATCTTTTCGGCGGATGGCCTTACCATTCAACAAAGCCCGTATGGCTCGATCAAAAGTCATCTTATTATCATCCAGTCGTTAGCGAGTATGTCAGCACCACGGAAGTAAGCAGCACCTGCATGATGCCGGTTGCCTGCACCGTCAAGCTTGTACATAACCATCTGCCCGTGCTGTACGGCATAATGGATTCTTGCGCCGTCCCGGCAAACGTACTTGCCATCCCGCATATGCACCAAGGCACCGGAGAAAGCCATACGAGCGGTGTAGTGTGCTGTTACGGGTGCAAACCCTGCTACCTCGTCTGTACACATCTGCTGGTATCCAAGGCTTTGAGCGTAAGCCAGCAGCTCAGGGTTTCTTACCCACTTCTCGACGCTCTGCCGGCGTACGATGTTGTCGGCTTTAGACCATGATCCGGTGGTGGCGTAGA